TCTGTACTATTATTAGGATAAGGATTAGGTAAATTAATCTCATCTATTTCTTCCATCTTCATGTCAAACATTTTTAAATCTTGCTTTATTTTCTCTTGTATCTCTTCAGATAGTTCGTGGTTATCGGTCCATTTTAAATCTGTAATATCATCATCTTGTTTTTTTAAAGTATTAAATTTAGTTCTATATGATTGATTATATTTATAAGAAGCACTGTTACCTGTATAAGTACCTCTGTGTTCATCTTCATCTATTTGAAGAATCTTGATATCTTCGTCAACTTCAAGGTCTTCAACATATTCATCACCATCTTCACTCTTTTTAAGGTCTATTAAAAAGCTATCAAGAGGACTCTTTTCAATTTCGGGATTATCATCTATCTTGTCCCCTCTTGCTCCTCGTCTATAATCTCCTTTGTTAGGTTCAAAATCCCAACCAGTAACTTGTTTTGCAACATCCACAGATGCAAAACCTACTGCAGCACCATCTAAATTTTGGTCTGGCCCTTTTTGTTTTTCAGTATCTTCCCGATGTCCTCTAATTTTTCGTTCTACATCGTTCTGTTCTAATACAACATAGTCATCTGGTTCACCTTCTCTTTCGGTATACTTTTCTTTTTCTTTCTCATAATCAATTCTTTTGGGTCCTACATTACCCCTGTCTGCTCTATCACCAACTCCTTCAATTACACTACTTACTGGGGGTCCGTCATATTTTCTAATACTATGGATTAATTTAATTAAATTTGTGATGGATTGTTCTTCCATCTGAGGACTATATTCATCAAGAAAGGTCTCAAGTTTATCAATACCATCTTTATGACTAGACTTCTTTCTGGGTTTTTGCGTGTCTCTATATGCTCTAGATGTAAAAGCAGTATCGGGTCTTCTTAATGGTTCCATTAAAATCCTTATTGATAAGTAAAATTAAAGCTTGAGTTTTCATCAGCGTTTTTCTTTTTCTTTCCTGTAGGAATATATCTACCATAAGTAGCAGTATGATATCCAGGAGAACCAGCATCTGAAGTAGTCGCTACAGTTCCAGCTCCTCCTCCATAATCTTTAGATACAGCATCTTCTGATATAGTCATCAGTTGCATAAACATTATAAACTTATCTAGATTCGTCATCGTCTTCCTCATCATTATTCATAATACTAGTCTCTTCACGCTTTTGCTTCAGGTCTTCATACTTACTCTTTGGTTTAGTGAACGTTGCTTTTTCAATTTCAGTAATACCCACAGCTCCTAATTTAGCAATATAATCTATACCATCTTGAGCGAACCATAGTTGTGTTCCGTCTGGGGTTACTTCTTTAATTAAAGGTGCTGAGTATCCCCTAGAAATTAAATCTCCTATCCAAGTACTACCTTTTTTAATTCCCATATCTCTTTCTTCTGCAGCTTTAGCTCGGGCTTCGGCATATTCGTCAAGGTCTCTTTCTTCATCAGTACCACCAGCTTTATCATTATGGTCTGGTGTCATACCACCCATTCTACCTTTAAACTTTCGTTGAGATTTAGGTATAGATTTTTCCATAAGTTGCATGCCTTCGCCACCTTCTTCGCCACCTTCTTCAGGAGGCATTTCACCTTCTTCGGGTCCACCACCTTCTTCTCCAGGTCCACCACCACCCATCATAGCTTGTTGTTGTTCTTGCATTTCCTGTTGCTGTATTGCCTGTTGCAATTGCATTTCTGCTTGTTGCAATCCTATAGCTTGTTGTTCACCTGCCATCTGTGCTTGTGGTACAGGTTCACCACTCACCATAAACTCAGCTTCTAACATATCCACGTCACTTGTAGTCTTTAATTTAACTTCAAATCCCATTTGTTGATATTGTGTGGCAATAGAAACTCGTTGTTGTGCCATAGCCAATTTAGTATTCTCAGCTTTTTCTTCAGGATTGGGTAGCCTTAATTCCCAATCAGTAATACCAAAGGCTTTTAAAATTATCGGAAATACTTTTTCGTGAAGTAATCTTTGGTCGCCCTCAACCACACGACTCATTACAGTTAATTGTGTAGTTTGCTGTGATAATCCACCAAATGCATCTGGTGCACCTTGCCATGCTGGAGAAACACCCCACATGGCTGCAACCCTTTCTCTAATTTCTTCCCTAACAGGTAAGTAATCCATCTCTTGTAAGGTGTTGAACAATCGAACCATGTCAACTCTGCCTCTATTGTTTCGAGCTGAAACTGCTACCATAGGTATATAGTTAGGGTCTATTCTAGTTTGAGCAGCTATATGGTCTCTTTCCCGTCTTAAACTCTCAGGGTCATCTGTAGTTACCATAAGCATTGATGCAGGCATTTTTCGTTCAAAGAAATATCGATATAGGTTTTTATCCATACCAATTAAAGTTAATGCCTTTTCAAAAATAGTTAGAACCGGAGACCATCCATAAGTTTCAGATGGTGCATACTTAGTTAAATGTATTACTTCATTATCAGCCAAGTACATATGTTGATTTCTGTGATAATATTTATACATAGCTGGAATTCTTTTATATCCAGCTTCAGATTTACCAGGTTCTTCTGCAATATCACTTCTATTTAAAGGACAAATCCAATGTGCATTTTTTGGTAAGCCTGCCGCATCTAGGTCAAATTCTACTAATGCAGGGTTCAATCGTCTGATTTCAATTACTTTAGATTTGATTTCCCCATTACCAATATCTTTATATTCCTTTGCTAAATAAAGGAACGCATCATCAATAGAATTTAAGTCGAAATGAAACTGACGTAATAGTTCTTCCATACTCTGGTCGAATACGTTTGCATCCGTCATAAACTCTAACAAGCGTTCTTTTTGTTCAGGGTCTGGATTCTCTACAGTTGGGTGCCACTCAATGCCACGCCTAAATACTTCACCTGTAATATGATTTAAAGGAGCCCTTATCTCTTCTACAGAGTAAGCTATCGTCTGAATATCTTGCACCATCTGTTGGCGATATGCCATCTGGTGACGTACCCATGTATTTACAATATGGTCTAACCCCATTGTTGGAGCCGACCCTGTATCACCCTGTGCCTTATGCATCATCTGTAGCATGTTGATTTGACTATTTAAGTCATTCATCTGCTTTGCGATTTCAGGAACTTCGGGTAAATAATCTCCGAGCTTCATATATTAATCCTTAGTTAATTCGTGAATGTCTGTCAGTGATACAATCTTTAGAATAGAATCCATCGCCTTAGACTTCAATTTAGAACCATCATCCATATCACTATGTATGTCTGCTTTTTTTATATCCTCTTCTCTTATTTTACTTATTTCGGCTTTAAGTTTGGCAATCTCAATATCTTTTTCTTCTAACTCATATGTGTTATCTAACCCAAAGTTCACGTTTTCTAACACCCCAAGTCGAGCTGCTTCTTTAATTAACCCCGTAAATGCTCCTTCTGTTAAAATAATAACTGCTTCGTTATCATCTGGAATGTCATCTTCTAAATCCAATCCTTTTAGTGCCTCATGCCACGTATCTAAAACACGCCATGTCTTACTAGATTCATCTCGAAGTGCTATGTATTGAACATCTCTATCTCTAAGTATAGTACCTATTGGCATATATCCTCTCCTAAACTTATTTTTCTATTATTATTGTATCACGCAACGTAGCAGAGGCTCCATCCACACGCTTTACAAGTTTTGCAACCAGATTCCATTATAATCTGTGGAGTCTCACAGCAATCAGAATCTTCGTTCATTGTGCTCTTTTTTATAAATGGAACATCCATTTGTAGAGGCATTTGGTCATTATCTACAATCGCAGTTTCTCCTTCATTACCTTTAACCAATACTTCTTTTTCTCTACTTCCAGCTCTATAGACAGTGATACCTTTACAACCAGTTCTCCAAGCAGATATATAAGCCTGCTCAACATCAGAAATTGTGGCGTGGTTGGGAAAATTAATTGTCTTTGAAATTCCTGAGTCACATTCCTCTTGAAAGGCGGCTTGCATTTTAACATGGTCTTCTGGAGATATTTCTGGAGCTGTAACATATACTTCTTTAATCCATTCTGGTACATCATCTCTATCTGTTAAAGAACCCCCTTGAGATAGGTGCTCCATTAATTCCTCTGAATAGAAACCATATTTCTTAGCATCTTCCTCAAAATATTTGTTTACATAATAAAGGGTTTTTCCTTCTAGAATATTTGACTTCTTCCACGCTAAAGCAAAAGTAGGTTCAATACCACTAGAAGTATCTGCTAACATAGAGATGGTTCCTGTAGGAGCAACAGTTAAACGACAAGCATTTCTGTATTTTTCATCTTCAGTATAGTCACTCTTTTCCCACGCAGGAAATGTACCTCTATGAATAGCCAATTTTTTGGATTCCATATCTGCTGTTTCTCTTATAAACTGCATTAAGGTGCTTCCAATTGATTGTCCCTCTGTACTATTATACTTAATTCTCAATTGAATTAATAAATCTGCAAATCCCATTACACCTAAACCTATTTTTCGTGTCGCTTTAGTCATAGTTTCAATTGTAGGTGTAGCATATTTATTTGCATCAATAACATTATCTAGAAAATGTGTTGCTAATTTAATAGTATTTTTTAAATCTTTCCAATTAATTTGGTCAGTCCACTCACTATCTGTTGGATATTCCCCTTGAATATAAAATTTTGCTAAATTAATCGAACCTAAGTTACATGATTCATTTCCTAATAAGGGTTGTTCTCCACAAGGATTTGTAGCAATCAT